CACCAGTTGCACCAGTTTCACCAGTTTCACCAGTTGCACCAGTTGCACCAGTTTCACCAGTTTCACCAGTTGCACCAGTTGCACCAGTTTCACCAGTTTCACCAGTTTCACCAGTAGGACCAGTTTCACCAGTTTCACCAGTTGCACCAGTTTCACCAGTAGGACCAGTATCTCCACCAGGAGATCCAGCAGGACCAGCAGGACCAGTAGGACCAATAAATCCATTAACACCAGCAGGACCAGTGGAACCAGTAGGACCAATAAAACATTTATATTTTGGACAACAATTTGATCCTATATAAATTTTTTTATTAGATTCTTCTTCTGAATTGCATGATTCTGATTTTAAATAGTCAAATAATTTAGACGATCTTGACATAATGATGTATATAAATATTTTATATAAAAAATAAATATTGAGTAATAAAAATATAAATTAACTAAAAATTTAACAAATATTTCACATTATTATTTATTAAAAATATTTTAGATTATTATAAAATTTTTAATTGTTTAAGTAATAATATAACCTGTGTATCAACACAAAATAAATAATGAGAAATTTCTCCAACAATAAAAGTAATAACAATAGTTATAAATAAATCTAATTTAAAAACTAATGAAATTATAAATGCTAAAACAATAGTTAATATTGTATCAACTATAGCAATATTCATAAATCTATAAGAATGAGGTCCTTGTTTTGGTTTACCAAATATATCTTTATATTGTGCTAAAAAATTAACAGGACATTTTTGTGTTTCTTGATTCATATATTAATATATAATATATAATTATAATTATTAAATATAAAAAACAATAAAATATTTATTACCTAAAACTAATATATAAATTTACTAAATGAACAAACCATGTATTACATGTCAAAGCAAACCAATAAAAAATGGTTATTATAAAGCAGAATTATTACATAATTTTATAAAGTTTATTCCTCAAACAAATAAAGAATTTCATAATAAAACAAATCAAAAAATAAAAATGGAAAAATTAGAACCAAATACTGAAATTTTTTATTTTGCAACACATTATCGTGATTTTACAAAATCTATTCAAATGCGGGCATTAGCATATAAAAAATTAGAAAATAGTGGTATAGCTAAAGTTAATTTAAAAGGAGAAGCAACAATATATATAGATTGTCCGCAAATTTATAGAAATGATGATGGAGAAGTTTATCATCGTCATTTACATTTTGTATATTGGGATAAAAAAAATAATATATGGGGTAATAATTTATATACACAGAAGGTGATATGTAATGTAGATGAAGATTTTGTTAAAAAAAATATTAAAAAAGCAATAATAATAGATGCATTACCAACAGATCATTATGAAGAAAAACATATTAAAGGAGCATATTCATTACCATTTAATAAAAGATGGAGCGAAAAAGATGTAGAAAAAATAGTAGGAAAAAATAAATTAAAACCAATTATCGTTTATTGTTGGGATAAGAAGTGCAACGCAGCAGAAAAAGTATGCAAAAAATTAAATAAATTAGGTTATTACAATGTAGTTCATTATCTAAATGGAATTAGTGAATGGAGTGGATTAGTTGAAGGTAATAATTTACTTACATAAAGCGTATTAAGATGCTAAATGCATTTAACAAGACTTTTCAGTCTTATTATATATAAAAATTGAGATAATCGGGTTTATTCTTTTTCGCGAAGTAGATTTATTAGTTGCAAACCTCGGAGACATATTTGTTCTAGCTCATCGAGCGGATTTTGAACAATGATCTCGCCGGTAGCGAGTTGGCGGAGACCCTCGCGAAAAGCTCTTTCGACTTGTTCTGGATCACTAGGAGAGCAAGCAATCGGTACCAATCCAGCGGATAAGGTACTGACACCAACACCGTTTGGATTTGCCGCAGACATCCAAACAAGACACCGTTTGGACAAACGACAGGGAGCTTCATCATTGAGATAGAAGGTAATGCCAGTTTTAAAACATCCTTGGTGGATAAATTTAAACTTGCTAGTGATGTCACTAGGAAGGTTGTCGAAGACACGTACGATGTATGTGGAAGTCATTATATCTCAACAGGTTTGTAATTAAAAATATATAAATTATAGAACATTCAGATATTTTTTTTTTCAATTTTTTAGTATATGTTGTAGAATTTAATATATATAAATAATATTAAATTATTAAAGGAACTATAAGTTATTGATTTTTTAGTTACCATTATATTATCATTTAATTCATTTAATAGATAAAATAAAAGATTAAAGATAATGATTTAGTTTATATAAAATAATTATTTAGTAATGGACTCATCATTATTACTAATAATGGATTCATTACATATATTATTACAATCATTAGAATTGATAAAATATGCCTTATTATTTTTAAATATAATTCTTCTTTTAAAATCAGAGCAATTTTTATTAATATGCAATTTAATTAGATTTGGAAGACCATTATTAATACAATCGGGACATTTATTAACATAAGCTTTATTATTCTTAAAAAACATAATATCTAGATCATGGATACATTTTTTTTTATAATAACCAACTTTAACAAGATTAGTATTCTTATTGTTCTTCATATTATTCTTAATCAAAAAAAGAACCTTTAAGTTACCTTTAAAACAAAGAATTATATTTTCAATTTTTATTAAAATTATAAAAATTGAAAATATAAGGTGCTGGATGTTCCCCTTTTTATAAATGTTACTTAAACATACATATCAAACTACAAGCAAACATGGCCATGCCTATAACTGAGGAGGGTGTTTTTCTTGATGAAGAGACAGATCCTTACTATGGTGGATTATGGGTAGATACCTGCACTGGTTTCATCTACGTGGAAAATCCAGAAGGAGAAATAGTTAGAGTCTTCTTACAACAAGACCCAGAGTACGATGAAGTTTTGAACGGAATCGATGTTGAAGACATTGATGACGATGACGCTGATGACGACGCTGACGATGCTGAAGACGACGCTGAAGACGACGCTGACGATGCTGAAGACGACGCTGAAGATGACGATGCTGAAGACGACGCTGAAGACGACGCTGAAGACGATGACGCTGACGCTGAAGACATGCATATCGAGATGCACGTTGATGAGGAAAACGAGGTAGTATACAACATTCTACCGTCCCGACACGAATGGGATATGCAACGTGCTGGTTACGAGTCTTCATAGTAATCAGAAAGTTTTCCCGAGGTTCGATAAATCATTCGCTATTTTTGCCGATTACCAGCAAAGGAAATACATCGTTTTTTTATACATAGTCCGATCAATCAATTAAATTTGATAGTTCTCAAAATGATAAATAAATAATAATTATAAACATAATTATAATTAAAATAGATAAAAAAATTAATTAACAACTTGTTGAACTACAGGTGGAGTATTTCCAAGAAAAACGTTAGTTGGTAACTGGTTACCCCAATAAACCATTTCTGTTTTATCTGAGATTGCTTCAAACTTCTTAACATTTGCATATTCTGGAATATCAAAAAGTAGACGTAATCCTTTTGCTTCAAGCTCCATTTTTTCAGCATTAGCTTGAGCTTCTAATTTGATACGCTCAACATTTACTTTAGTAGCTTCCAAAATGATAGCATTTTCGACAGATTTTCTTTTACGTTCAGCTTCAGCATGTTGCAATAGTCTTTCGTTTTCCATACGGGTATTTTCCATCTTAATATCATTATCTCTTTTAGCGACAAGAGCTTCAGTTGCTTTTTCAACTTCTTTTCTCTTCATTGCTTCTTCAGCCAAAATTTTATTAGCTTTTTCTTCGGCGAGCTTAAGACGTTTTTCCTTAATTTGTGGAGGAACGATTACAGATGTTACTCGAACATAATCGATAGTTATACCTGAATCGATAGAATCGACTTGCCGTTGAATTTCAGTTTTAAGTAGATCATCGAGCATATGAAAATCCTCAATTTCAATCTGATCAACAGTACGAGCAGCACAAAGTTCTCTCATATGTTGAGCCAAAGGTTTCACAACAAGTACATTATCATATGTGGGTCCGTATAAGCGGAGCATTGGAATCACTTTTTCTTTTTTGATTGTATTTGCGATCTCAATATCAGGAATATTGATGTCAACTCCTTCTTTTGAGACGCATTTGATATTTGTAACATGATCTGTATCTTGAATATACTTGACCAAAATAATATCAGAATAAATTGGTAAATATGTTGTAAATTTAGTAATTAAATTATCTTGAATCTGATTCATAATACGATATACACCGACATGTCCTTCCGGAACTGAAGTATAAAATGCAAAAATTGCATTAATAAGAGTAAAAAGTAGGACAAGAAATAGTGTATTCATTTTCAACTTTAATAATTCTAATGTGAGATTATACAAAAAATATTTTTTTCAATTTTTTTATATATAATTTAATTTTACTTTTTGTTAGAATATAAGTGAACATATATTAAAATGATATAATATAAGGAATAGGATTTTTAACAATTTCTGAATCACCTTCCATATGTTCCAAAGTAACTTGAGTAAGATCTGTATTTAATATTTGCATTTCATTTTTGAATAGTTTTTGAAAGTTTAATATTAATAGAATAAATTCATCTGTATTAACAAATTTATTCCAAACATCATAAACTTCTTTTAATTCATATCCAATAATATATTGTCCTTTATCAGTTCCAAAAATTTTAATTTCTAAAGATTGTTTTTCAAAATAATTATTTATACCTTCAATAATATAAGGATCTAAATATTCGCCAATAAATTTATATTTATTTTTAATTTGATTAACTAATGATTGTAAATTTAATCCAAGAATACGAATTGCTTCTTTACAAGTAACTGGTAATCCAAAATATAATGTCATTTAATTGTTTATATATTATAAAAATTGAAAAAATAATAATTTATTAACATATAACTTAAAAAACTAACAATAAACTAACAATGTCTGCTATTCAAGATCAACAATTGAATTATAAAAAAATCATTATTTATCCAAATGGAGATAAATATGAAGGTCAATTAAAAAATAATAAAAGAGAAGGACATGGAATCATGACTTGTACAAATGGAAGTAAATATGACGGTGAATGGAAAGATGATAAAATAGAAGGACATGGAATTGGTACTCATTCAAATGGAAGTAAATATATCGGTAAATGGAAAAATAATAAAAGAGAAGGACATGGAATCATGACTTGTACAGATGGAAGTAAATATGACGGTGAATGGAAAGATAATAAAAAAGAAGGTCATGGAATCTTTACTTGTACAAATGGAAGTAAATATGACGGTAAATGGAAAAATAATAAAAGAGAAGGACAAGGAATTTTATCTTATCTAAATGGAGATGAATATGATGGTAATTGGAAAAATGATAAAAGAGAAGGCCATGGATTTTTATTTTATCTAAATGGAGATTTATATGATGGTGAATGGAAAAATGATAAAAGAGAAGGCCATGGAATCATGACTTGTACAGATTTATATGATGGTGAATGGAAAAATAATAAAAGAGAAGGACATGGAATTTTATCTTATCTAAATGGAGATGAATATGATGGTAATTGGAAAAATGATAAAAGAGAAGGCCATGGAATCTTGACTTGTACAGATGGATGTAAATATGATAATGAATGGAAAGATGATAAAAGAGAAGGACATGGAATTCTATTTATGGTAACTGGATATGAATATCATGGTATATGGAAAGATGATGATATTTATAAAGTTAGAATAATAATTTGTCCTTCTGGAATAAAAATTATTGGAAATTTTAATTTTACTATTGGATTTATGTTAATTTTTGCACTTGATGAAGAATTATCTTCATATGAAAAAGTTGTTGTTTTTCCAAATGATGAAAAGCATTTTTTATCAGAAAATCAAGATTTTAGTGATATTCCAAGATTTAATGGAAAAACCGGTATAAAATATATTGGAAGTTATAAAAATAATAAATTCAATTGGATTTATCTTGATAAAACTGAAATAAAAGGTGTTAAAAATGGAATTGCAGAATTCATAAGCGAAGATGGAAAAAAATATATAGGTTATCTCAATAATAACAGATGGTGTGGTCAAATTAAATGCAAAGTTGACGATGATTGTATATATGAAGGATTTTGTAAAAATGGTAAAAAAAACGGACCAGGTGTTTTAAGTTCATCGTGTGGATTTACTTGGGATGGTCCGTGGAAAAATAATAAAATGAATGGTAATTTTAAAATAACATATCCAAATGGTAATACTTTCAATGATTATTTTATTAATGGATCAAACTTATAAAAAGGTGCAAAAAATAATAATTTTTTTTATATAATTGCAAATATGAAAATAGAATAGAATATTAAAAAATTTATTAAATAATTTATTAAATATTATTATTTAATAATATATTTTTAAATAGATATCCAATATTTATAATTAAATTTAGATAAAATATATTCATAGTTAGTTAATGGCTCATAAATATTATACCAATTTTTTAATTTTTCATCTAAAGATTCATTCAATTCATTCCAGTCATTTAAAATAACAACTGGTAATTTATGATTAATCCATAAATTATCTAAAGGTGATGTTTTTGTTATAACAATTGAACCTAATAAAAATAATTCCCAAGTTCTATGACAATCTAAGCCATTTCCTTCAGGAGATAATACAAATTTATAATTTCTATATGTATTAATTATTTCTTTAATTGGTAATCCATTATTTAAAAAATCAATATTTTTATTATTTTTAATTATATTATACATTATGCTTCTTTCATTTCCATTGAGGTTTATATGAGAATCACAAAATACTTTATCATAAATATAAGGAATATTTGATTTTCTTACATTTATATAATAATTAATTTTATCAATTGGATTATTATTTATTGATGTATGTTTCGAATGTAAATCTAATCCAATTGGAAAATAATCTAATTTTTCATTTATAATGCTTCTATCGTAATTTTGTGTAAACCATTTTATAATTTTATCTGAATTTAATATTTTATTTATAGTTTCAATACTATAAGAAGATGGAGTTTTTCTATCACCATCGCTTGTAATTAATATAATTGGTTTTTTTATTAAATGTAAATTATTTGCAACAATATCTAAATCACATGTTAAATAATCTATATGAAAATTTTTACATGTACTTCTAATCCATAAATAATTATTACAATTATTTATTTCATTTATAATTACATTTTCATTTGAAATTATATCTGTATTTTCTTGAAGCATATAATTATTTCTTTCATAAATTCCTTTAGACCATAAAAAATCAATATTCATATAATATATATTATATGAATTTTATATTTATAAAATAAATTAAACATTTAAATTAATACATACCATAAATCCATTTCGTATATTTTTATTTTCTATGATTATTTTCCATTTTTCTGGTTCATTTTTAATTTCTTCTAATATTTTAGCACATTTTGCAACATTAATGTCATCTAATAATAAATATTTGCATCTATTTTTTAATAATTGAAATTCATAATAAGTTGTAAACTCGCCACCATCTAATAATAAAACATCAAATATAATAGGTAAATCATTTCTTTCTAAAAATATATTACATTTTTTCATATTAATAATATCTACATCATTCCATTTCTTATATAAATCATTAGATAAACATTCTGGAAATATTTCATAAAAATTACTAGGTTCTTTATTCCATATTACTTCATTCAAAATTTTAATTTTATTAACATCACTATTTTTATATAATTCTTGAGACTCTTTTGCTTTATCACTATTACATTCTAAACTATAAAAAATATAATTATCATTTCTGTTAGATAATTCATCTATAAAATATTTAGTACTTCCTAAACCATTCCATGTTCCAATTTCTAGAAAAAATTTATTAGATAAATCTGAACTAAGTCTTGTAATTTCATTTGAAAAAGGATCATTACATATTTGCCCAAGTCCAATATTTTTATGATAATTATAATTTTCTAAATCTTTTTCTTCCCACATTTATGTATACAATATTTATATAAAAATATTAAATAAATTAAACGTATCTTTTTATTTTTATAATTTTAAATTTAATAAAATATTATTTTATATAATCTAGTATATAAAAAGGTTTACTTATATTTTAATAATTTTTATAAAAAATATTTATAAATAAACATATAGTATAATAATTTATTATTAATTATCCAAAATTAAATGGAATACAAATTTACATTGTTAAATTATTTATAATATATTTTCTTTTATAAAAATTACGTATATAAACACCATTACCAATATAAAGATAGCCATCACTTAAATCTTTTATTAAATACCATTTTCATTTATATAATTATTATAGATATCAAAGAATATATTTTTTTTCAATACATTTTTCTTTTAATTTTTCGTTAAAATATAAAGCATATTTTTTTTATTCTTCATCACTTTCCAAATATGGATTTTCAATAGTATTGTATTTTTAAATAGGCGAAACAACATTATAAACACATACATTTTTTAGTTTAATTTTGTGAAATGAATACATTTAATTCAATTGTTTCAAAATAATTATCAACAATATTCTTTATAATATCTTGATATGTTGTTGTTTCTGTAATGTGTTTATGAATATGACATCTACAATATATTTCACCTAAATAAAAAACAATAGTGTCACCATCTTTAATATTAAAGTTGCGAATATCACATTTATTTAATTTTTCTTTACCAAAACAATAATATAAAACTGGTCCTAAATAATGCTGTATTATTCCAATCCACCAATTACCAAAATGATTATCTCCAATTGTATGAATTGATATGTATATATTATTTATATAAAAATATAGAATTTTTATTTTTAAATATATTTATAATATATATATATATATAAATGAGTTGTGTATTATGTATTCCAACTAGAAATACATATAAATGGTTAGATTATATATTCAGTAATATAAATATACTTAAAAATGCATTTAATAATTTTGTTGTATGCTTTTTTTATGATAAATCTGATGATAATACATTAGATAAGTTATTAAATTTTAAAAAAGATTTTGGAGAAAATAATTGTTATATTATTCAGAACAATGAACCATTATTAGAATATCGTACGCATAGAATTGCACATGCTAGAAATAAATTAATTGAATTTATAGAAAATAATTTTATAAATTATGATTATTTTATTATGATGGATTCTGATGAAATATGTTCATATAAAATAAATATAGATGTTTTAAAAGAACATCTTTTATTAAATAATTGGGATGCATTATCATTTAATAGATATGGACTTCCAGAAGGGTATGAAAATTATGATATTTGGGCATTACAATATGATAAATTTATTCATCATTGTCATTCATTTAATGGTAATTTAGATATTGTTTATATAATGAGAAATGATATAACTAATAAATTAAATTCATTAAAAAATAATGAATTATTAGAATGTTATTCAGCATTTAATGGATTTGCAATATACAGAACAAATAAATTTTTAAATATAAGATATGATGGAATAACACAAAAATATTTTTCAGATGAAGAAATAAATAATATGTTAAATATTTTTAAAAAAGAGTATAATTTAAATTTAAGTATAAATTTTGACTATGTTGATAATAGTCATGGTGGAGGAAAACAGAATTGTGAACATATTGGATTTCATATAAATGCAATAAGAAAAAATAATGCAAGAATAAGAATTTCCGGTAAAAGAATTTTTTATTAAAAATTTTATATAAATTTTTTATTATTAAATTAAAAATTTTTAATAATAATTCATCATATTTATTTTTAGAATTTGATAAATATTCAATTAGGATATATAATCGCGTGCTTTTAAAAAATAATAATTTTTTTTATATAATTGCAAATATGAAAATAGAATATTAAAAAAATTTATTAAATAATTTTATTGTATAAAAATAGATTTGTAATTAAAAATCCATTTTTTTGCATCATTAATTGGTGTGTTAGTATAAACATCTGGTTCTAAATATTCTTGAAATTTACCATCTTTTGATGTTTGTAATGCAATTGGAAAATGAATATCATATTTATCTATTATATAAGTATTATTGACTGATAAATAACCTGCAGTTTTTTCACCAAAAAATTTAACATTTTTATTACTGATAAAACAAGATGCAACAAACTCTCCAGCAGATGCAGTTTTATTACCAATTATTATAGCAATTGGATATATAGTTTTAGTATTAATATTAGTTGTAATAAAATGTTGATTATATTTAGGAGTCTTATTAACTAAATTAAGCCATTTTTTTTGATTAAAATTTACTTTATTATTATTCCAAGCGAATAGAGTATTATTATTTAAAAATCTGGATAAAGCTTCAACTAATTGCCACATACTACCACCAGTATGTTTTCTAAAATCTAGAATTAGTCCTTTCATATTTTTATTTTTATCTAAAAAATCAGTAATATTTTTAATGTAATCATTAATT